CGCCTGTGTCTGAGTTAGTGTAGATGTTTGATTTGCTGACCATGTAAATGTTGCATTGCCACCAGTGTCTACAAAATCATTTGTAGCATCCCAGTTAGCGTGAGTTGCAAAAGCACCTTCTGTCAAATTTTCTGTTTGATTGGCTTTCCAGTATTTAAACGGTGTTCCGCCATTAGCATAAGCCGCAACTTCTGCGGCAGTCAAGTTTAAATTGAATAGCTCAACAAGTACAAACTGTCCCTCAAATTCATAAGTTGTTCCACCTGATTCAGTGGCAACTCTCATAACTCCTGCATTGTCAAGGGTTAATGCGGCGGTGCTAATATCAACTGCAACTCCACTAAGGAGTCCATTAACATAAGCAAGTGCGTTACCATCTCTATCAAACGTAACAAACACATCTACTTCTGTGTTGTCACTAAATGCACTTGCACTTATGATAGCTGATACATCAACTGTACCATCATCAAGACGAATCCAAAGATCATCTTCTTTAAGTTCTAATCCCCAACCAATTCCACCAGCTTCTTTATTAATAAGATATTGTTCTGCTGACGCAAGGTCGAGAGGTCTAAATTTTAAATGTATACTAAAATCACCAGTCCCTACATCAAGGTTGGCATCGTCTGCCATCTCAACATAATCTCCATCTCCATCAAATCTGTAATAAGGGCTTGGTAAGGTGTTTGCGGCTTGGTTAAAAAATTCCGCTATGCTAATTGGGTTTCCGCCTGATACTCTCATACGTTATCTCCAATCAACATGAAATAAACAATCAGCAGCACCATTGGTTAAGGTCTCTGCTGTTGTACTATTTGCAACTACAATTCCTGTTTGCATCGCATAAGAAAGTAAATCTTGTGTGCCAAAAAAGTTAGACTGTGCGTCTACTTTAAATCTTAATTTTGGGGTTGTTCCATCTACTGGTAAAGAGGATGCATCAAAAATCATTATCCATTGGTCAGCTCCATTGTTGTACCCATGTACACCAAAAAACTCACCCTTAGATGATTTACCTACTAAAGATGATGCATACGCTCCATGCGTTGTTGATCTTACAAATCTTGCCATTCTATATTCTCCTGTTCCGCTTAATTCTACTAAATGCCATGTATGTTTGAGGGCTGTACTTTATCGACTACAACCCTCAGAAAGTCGTTGATTAAACTCTAAGGTTTAAGGATTGAGTATCGCAATACCCTTTAAGTGATTAGAACTATCTGTCATGATTGATCCATAAACAAGATCAGCAACAGTTTTCCAACCAAGGTAATCAATATCATACTGTGATTGCATTCTTACACCACGTTGCACAGCGAAAGCCAATGCAGTTTTGTGGAAGAAGTAACCAACGTGCGTACCTGTAGCGGCGGCACTTGATATGATATTAGACACATGTAAAGGCATCCCGTATAGACTTGGTATTTTACCAGTCAAAAGAGCATTTGATCCACCAGAGTAATCCCAAGTAATGTATCTACTATTAGCTAATAGATCAGCATATACTGTTGGATTAACAACTACAGCCATCTGACCATCCTGCCAAGGAATGTCATTAGTACCAAGAGCGGCAATTACCGTTTCAAGGTTAACGTCACTTAAAACATTAGCTGCTGTTAAGTTTTGGTCTGTTGTCATACCACGCAATTTAGCTTCGAGAGCTGTGTCAAATACTTTAGAGAGAGCATAGCCCATAGACTGTGCATACTTACTAAATAATTCTCCGTGTGCTTGAATGACTGCGATGTCTTCAAGAATCTTAGCAGCGTACTTGTGCTGATCGACAACTAAGTCAATAGCATTTTCTGTGTTTTCAGTGTACGTTACACCAGTATTAGCAACTTTAGTTCCAGTTGCAACTTCTTGAATCTGAGGGATATGTATTGTGTCCCCCTCACTCTGTATCATAGCACTAAAGTCATCACACAATGGTGCAAATACAAGGTTCTTTTCAAAGTATCGAAATACAGGGTTTGCCCAAAGTTCAGGTACAAAAGCATCTAAACTTGTTCCGGCTAAATCACCTTGTCCCGATCCAGTTGTGGCGTTTCCGCCCCATGCTGTAATAGGCATAATTTATTCCTTTTATTTAACGCCTATTGTGGTTTTAACATATTCATTCCATGCTGACCCTCTCAGGTCTTCTGGCTTCATATCGGCTGGATTGGTAGTAGCTCCTTCGCTTGCCCCATCCTTCCGTAGATGTTGAAAGGTGCTTGTGTCAGTAGGCTTAGTAGCATCTACCGTTTCACAAAACTCTTCAATAATTTTTAAATCCCATTCGGCGTATTCTTTTCGTTTGTCTTCATCTTGGACATATTCTTTTAAAAGGGCTTCTTTTCGCTTATTTCCATACTCATCCCAAGTTTCTAAACTTCCCTTGGTCTTTGCATGAAGTGCCACCTCTTCGTCGTACTTCGTCTGTAAATCTTTTAAATCTGTCTGTAGTCCTGTGTTAGCATTAGTACCAGCGTCCTTTAAGTCTTTCACCTCTTGCTCGGCTCTCTGTGCTCGCTCACGCAGTCCTTTAGAATAATTTACTTCTGAGTTGTACATTTCTTTGAACTTTTCTTGTCCTTTGCTGTCACTGTCTGTGACTTGGTCTTGATCTGACATCTAATCTCCTGATTTTATGTTATTTCGTTGGGTGTAATTTAGGGAATGATACCCCACAATTCCTAATTTTTACTGACAAAGTGACATGACGTTTAGATTCTCCGTCTTATCAGCACAGTTTCTACGTGATCTTACCCACCCACCGCATTCACATCTGTACATCTGATATGGGAATACTTTGGTGTGATAGAACTCAACATCTTCTGTCAAGTTGGCAGAACCACAAATGTTACAATGCTTCTCTCCGTCATGTTCAAATAGAGCTACGTTAGGATGTGTTGACATCCAAGGTCTTAGTTCTATGTAAACCTTTTCAAGTAGGTCAACGTCATTGATGCAATAGTTTATCATATCAGTAAACGCCACCATATCTTCTTTCATACATTTAGCCCATAGCTCAAAGCCTTCATGTTTTGTTTTCCTACCCAACCCAAGGAACTCTCCAAGTGCATCAAGCGAGTTATGTGCGAACTTAAATCTACGTTTAGCAATCTCAAGTGTATCTATGATTGCAAATGGTCTTGGCGGTGGCATGTGGTGGAATGCAAACCTTGTATTCAAAACTGCAATGTCAAACTTCCTTGCATTGTGAGCAACGATCATATCAGCTTCCTCTAACCATTTCCATACAGTCTCTACAACATAGCTATCATCTTCCGGGTTATTGACATAGTCATCCCCTTCCGGCAGTGACACAGACATAGTCTCGTCGCTCCCAAGCCATTTTGCACAGACACATAAAACATAACCATCCCTTTCAAGCATAACATTTGGGATGTTAGCCTTCCAAACATTCCATACGAATGCTTCCTTTGGTGCTGTTTCTATGTCAAGTATTAGTATCTTTGCGTTCATAAAGTGAACTCCCTGTGTTTAAACGTCTTCCACCAATTACGTGAAAGAGGTTTGTTACTGTTAATCGCACTCTTAAAACCAAACTCAAGGTTTTCTACGAGTTGCTCATTTAAAATCTTTCTCTTCGCTCCCCCCGGTCTATAGCTGTCAGGGATGTTATAGAACTCCCTTTGTCCTACAGTAGTCCCTTGTGTTGCATAAAACTTTTCTCCTGCATAAAAACCCTTCCAGTCCCCAAGGTCAACAACGAATCCCTCATTGTGTGCCTTTCCATATTCCTCAAACTCTGGATAACTTAAAAGTTCTATAGTCATGCCAGTAACCCTTGCCTTCATACCATCACGTAGCATACCACTGTCTACAAGCGGGGTTGTCGAGCTATTGCCTCGTGCAGTTCGTATGTCTGTAGTGACTGAATGCAGTGGTTTAAAAGGATTACCATGTACGTCAATTCCATGATCCAACCTGAGCCTCAAGTCTCTAAGCAAGTCTTCACCTGCGAAGTCCATAAAACTCTGATAGAACTTATCAGACTCATGAGAGATGCCTTCGGTGTACTTCTGCATCACACGCATGAACGAGATAAATCTACTCTTCGTCCTTGACATCTTCGTCCTCGTCTTCCTGTTGCATCCTATTGTCAGCCATTGGGTTTTCTATGGCTTTAACATTTAATCTTTCATTGATAGCTTGATTCTCTACGATAAGTCTCTCAGCTTCAACCTCATCGATGTTCTTATCCATACGCATCTTCAAGTCAATGATACTTACTAACCCGTTCGTCAGTTCAAATGTATCTTTCACAGTCTGCTCTGATGGGCTGTTTGGATATTCTTTCTCGGTAAAGTTAACAAAGAACTCATTGCCAATGTTAACTCCTTTGTTCTTACCTATGATCTGTTCCTTACCAAAGAAGATATTTTCATAACCTTCCCATCTTGCAAAGTCATCAACATAGTCATCAAGCCTTTCAAAGTCTTTTATGTTTAGCGATACACCACTTGGTACTTCGCCACCCTCGTTAGACCACTGAACCCACATCTGCCTTGAGACAGCAAAGGCTTCGATAAGAAACTTCACAGCTTCGATAGTACCCGGAAGGTCGCCACCCGCATTAGCAATGCCAAACTTATCCTTTGAACCACCACGAATAATTCTATCACTACCCATCTTCAATTTCTTTTGATCTGGTGAGTCGGTCATCATCCAAGGTTGCCCAAACATTAAGAACCTCAGTCCAAGCCCAAGCTCAGTAAGAGCGATGTTCACCTGTTCATTTGAAGAGATAGCATCTACTGCTCCATTGGAATACGGAAGGTCTACAAGTTCCTCATCATGTGTAAACACTACAGGAAACGTACCAAGCCCATGTGGAGTGTTAGTTAATATTTGTCCATCCTCTACGAACCTTATCAAACTCTTTTCATCTATGTAAACATACACATCCTTCGCTCCACGCACAGGATTCTCTATGATTTGTCTCTCAGGATAAATCAAAGCTACTGGTTTTCTGATATCATCATTTTCATTAATCACATCATAGAAAGTAATCGGGGTGTAGTTGAATACACCGTCTTCCATTCCTATCACAGTTGCCATTGATCCGTTAAGGTTGGTTAACCTCTCAAGTTCTTTATTGTATCTATCTTTGTTTGCTATGGCACCCCTGTAGATTTCTCCACCAACTCTACTTGGGTTTAATTTGTAAACACCAGACATCTTCTTTACAAACTTCTTCACGAAGTTCATTTTGAAAACAGGTATTTCTCTTAGTGATTCACTATCAAAGTATCCACTGATGTACTGGTCTGTGTTATTGTTAGTGTAGTAATCCATAGACTTTGTAACTTGCTTACGCCTGTTAGTGAGGTACTCACTTTTAAAATCTATATGGACATCTTTAATTATTTGTTCTATCGTTCTTACAGCCATGTTATCCCCTACTTGAAGTCCCTACGAAAACTCTCTTTATCGGCTCAATGTTGGTAAAGAAATATCTTACCATATCCATGCCATGTTCGTTTATTCCGTCCTTTAGTGGTGTGTCCATGTGTGATTTCTCTGGATAACGATACCCCTCAAAGTCCTGTATAATTGGTGCACAATGAACTTTGTCAACGTGGATACGTCTAATACCTTCTGCATTACAGAGGATACTTCTTACGTGGTTTACACTATTTTTAATGTCAACTGCTTGTGAGTCAAGTGTGTAGTAAATATCTTTTCCAAGTATCTTACTCAGAACTTGGTAGTCACTCATACCTGCCGCACCTTGCATAGCCCTACCTGCTGGATCACCGTAGTATCTCACCACCTTGTAAGGCTTCTCTTTAATCATATTTCCTAATTCTGGTGTAGTGATATTCTTTTCATGTGCTATACAATCAATGAGGTAGAAGTGTTTGACACCACCCTCATAAGCTATCTGCCACCACCCAACAGCAGGCATTCTGTACCCAACATCCATCGCACAATATGTTGGCTTGTTT